CACAAACGTTCCTTCAGTAAAAACTGAGAAAGTTGTTGTAAAGAGTGACTATATCTGGGACAAATGTGAGGCAGTATGGAATGAAGACTCTGAGATTCGTACTGGTACTAAGAGTTTCGATTGGATTGACAGAGAGTATCATGAGTTCCTACAAGGATCTAAGAAAGACGTAGCATACCTTGTAAAAGAGTTCGAGTGTAAGAAAGCAGCAACATCACATGCACGTTCTGCAGAATCAAGAACTGGTACACTTGATACAACTAAACTTCACAAGTACAAGTACTCTGATGACATCTTCAGAAAGATTACAGCAGTACCAAATGGTAAGAATCATGGTCTAGTATTCCTACTTGATTGGTCTGGTTCTATGAGCAACGAAATTTTCCCTACTATCAAGCAACTTATCAACCTATGTCAGTTCTGCAACAAAGTTAACATCCCATTCGATGTATATGCTTTCGTATGTGAGCATGATGGTTACTATGGATACAGAGATCGTGACCAACAAGATAAGATTGCAAAGCAAGAGTTAGGTGATCTATGGATAGACTCAAGATTCAGACTATACAACTTCTTAACAAGTGAAGTTAACAATAAAGAGTTCACTAGACATGCTAGAAATCTTTTCAGAGTTGGAAAGTACTTCGAGAGATATCATTCTTACACTTATGACTCATACAGAGTACCTCAACCACCACACTTCTTAGGACTAGGTGGAACTCCACTTAACGAAGGACTAGCAACTATGGCAGATTTCCTACCTAAGTGGAAGCAAGCACATGGTGTAGAAAAATGTCACCTAGTTGTTCTATCTGATGGTGAAGCACAGCAAATCGGTTATGTACATCAAAAAACTGAGTACGTTGACAGAGATTATGAGTATCACTGTGGTTACAACACTGTTCTTAGAGATAAGAAAACTGGTAGGTACTACACAGATATCAAGAACGGTGGTTATGGTATGACCTCAGCACTTATCAAAGTAATCAGAGACAGATACACATGGTGCAACGTAATTGGGTTCCGTCTCTGCTCACCAAGAGAGTTCAGTTCTTACTTAAACCGTCAAGGTATCTGGGAGCAAGATGAGTACAAGAAACAGTGGAAGAAAGACAAACTTGCCATTGTAAAAACATCAGCATACTCTGAGTTGTATGTTATCGCTCCACCTAAGACCGAGGAAACATCCATGGAGGTCAAGGAGAACCCAAACAAGCGTGACTTGAGGAATGCTTTTAAGAAATCTCTTAAGGGTAAAGGGTCTAACAGAAGACTCCTATCAACCTTCGCAGGACAGATAGCGTGACACTATTATTAGTGTCCACTATCACTTGATATCATAGCCATATGGCTATATCATTATACTATAGAAACAAACATCCAATGCCTTTTACATCAACTTTCAGCAATGACGAACTACTAAACTTCCTATCACCAGACAAGGGTGATTTCACAAGCAAGAGAGTAGCAGACGCAGCAAAACACTTCGGAGTAAAGACTCCTAGCATATATGCAAGACTTACTAGATCATGTTCCAACCTAGTGCAGAAGACAAGCAAGGGCAACTGGACATTCACAGTTCGTGAAGCATTAGAAAAGACTTATAAAGAGTCAACACAACCAAAGACTCAACTCGTTGACTCATTTGATCCTGCTTACCTAGAAGGTAAGGACTTAGTACCTGAGAAGGATCCAAACTATGTTCCATTCGGTACATTTAACGACCTTAAGAAGGTTATAAAATCAAAGATCTTCTATCCTATATTCATCACAGGATTGTCTGGCAACGGTAAGACATTCGGTGTAGAGCAATCATGTGCTCAGTTAGGTAGAGACCTTATTCGTGTAAACATCACAGTAGAAACAGATGAAGATGATCTTATTGGCGGTTTCCGTCTTGTTGATGGGTCAACTGTTTGGCATAACGGTCCCGTCATCGAAGCACTCCAACGTGGAGCAGTTCTCTTACTCGACGAACTTGACCTCGCCAGTAATAAGATCCTCTGCCTACAATCAATATTGGAAGGCAAGGGTGTATTCCTCAAGAAAGTTGGGAAGTATGTAAAACCTGCTCCAGGATTTACAGTTATCGCAACTGCTAACACTAAGGGTAAAGGATCTGACGATGGTAGGTTCGTTGGTACTAATGTACTGAATGAAGCATTCCTAGAGAGGTTCCCCTTGACATTTGAGCAAGAATACCCTAATGTTAATTATGAGAAGAAGATTCTTAACAACTATTGCACAGAGTTAAACTGCTGTGACGATGAGTACACAGAGAATCTTGTTACATGGGCAGAGATCATCCGTAAAACCTTCGCTGAAGGTGGGGTCGATGAAGTAATCTCAACTCGTAGATTGGTTCATGTAATCCGTGCGTTTGCCATCTTTAAAGACCGTATGAAGGCACTTAAAGTATGTCTAAACCGCTTTGACGATGAGACTAAGGAGTCATTCTTAGAACTCTACACCAAAATTGACGCTAAAGTAGATCTACCTGACGCATATGCTACACAAGATCAGAATTCTGAATCAGAAACAGATAGACCAAGTTCTTACTAGCAATCTACAGGCAGAGGTGGTGGGAAACCACCTCAAGTCCTGTATAGAAATGAAAGGATTTAGTCACGAGGATGGTATCCTTGACATGTATGTGGATCGATCTGGTCATGATGCCCTTACATGCAGTAATTACAGATCAGGTTTCACCTATAAAGAATATCTCCAAGGAGATAATTATGGTTGGCACGCTGATGAAATTACAAACGCAGATGGTATGCGACTCGATGTCTCCACCACACTGTTTCTTAATGAAGATTACGAAGGTGGTGAGTTAGAGTTGCGTTTAGGTGACTACTCGGTGTATACTAAGTTACCTGCAGGATGGGCAGTAGTCTATCCAACTGGTATAGTACATCAAGTAAGACCAGTTACTAGAGGAACAAGACAAGTTGTTCACTGGTGGAACCAATCAAATGTTAGAAATCCATTTGTCAGAGAAGCATTATCTCATGTCGAATGTGATGATGTTTATTTTACTCAACTAGAAAGATTCTCATGAAGTATAGGGAAAACGACACTATTAAAATTGTGCAAGACTATATTGGTGGCACATACAGATCACACTATTCTAAAGATGAGAAGAGTGTACAGACCTTAGACCTACTTGAGGCTATCGGTACAGCAGAAGCGTTCTGTCAATCCAATATTATTAAGTATGCTTCTAGGTATGCTAAAAAAGGACAGCATAAAAATGACGTGCTAAAAATCATTCATTATGCTATACTATTATATTACTTCTCAGGAACATCTTATCCTGGAGACGTGCAAATTAATGACATCCCATCTCAGGAGTTAAGCTATTGATGAAATTTACTGATTATGAAATGGAAGTGTTGACTTCTTTCAGAGAAATTAACCCTTCTATTGTGTTTAAACCAGGCAACAAAGTTGCAACAATCTCAAACAACAAGAACATTCTTGCTGCTGCAGATTTCCCTGCGTTTACTTTTAAGAAACAGGCACCGATCTATGATCTAGGTAACCTGATTAATAGTATCAAGACGTTGGAAAATGGTGACGTTGAGTTCCAAGAACAACGTGTAGATATTGTTTCGAAGCGTAGTCTTATTAAGTATTACTATGCTGAAGAACGCATGGTTACTCAACCTCCTGAGACTATACAGGACATGGGTGACCCAGTTGTATCAACTTCGTTGGACGTTACGAACCTTAATCAGATTCAGAGAATAGCATCCACTTATCAGTTGCCAGATATTTGTTTCACTGGTAACCAAGGCAAGCTTTCTGCTATTGTCACTGATAAAAGGAACTCAGCATCTAACTCTCTAGAAATAGAGTTAGGTTCAGTTGATCGAGAGTTTTGTTTCTGTCTCAAGATCGAGAACCTAAGTGTAATAAGACCAGGAAAACTATGTACATCATATAAGTTAGACATATATGAGTGTAAGGTTGCCAAGTTTACTGGTGTCATAAGTAAAGCTGCTGAGGATAATGTGTCATCACTAGAATATCTGATTGCATTGGAGCCAGATAGTGAGTATTGATGTCACATTAGTTGGTGATTGTCGAGAGACCCTCAAGACAATCGATGAGAAAGTAAGGATGTGTGTAACCTCACCTCCTTACTATGGGTTAAGAAATTATGGTGATGAAGAGAATCAAATAGGTCAAGAACAAACACCAGAAGAATATATACAACAGTTGGTGGAAGTGTTCAGATCAGTTAGGGATGTATTAACTGACGATGGTACACTATGGGTTAACATAGGTGATAGTTATTACAACTATAGACCTGGTAAAGGTCAAGCATTAGCAAAACAAACACTTGCTACTAGCGATCAAGACCACCCAACTAATTGTCCTAGAAGAGGTAACAAGATAGATGGACTCAAAGAAAAAGATCTCATCGGTATTCCTTGGATGCTTGCGTTTGCTCTCCGTGCTGATGGGTGGTATCTACGTCAAGACATTATATGGCACAAACCAAACCCCATGCCAGAATCAGTAAGGGATCGTTGCACAAAATCACATGAATATATTTTCTTACTCAGTAAGAATAAGAAGTATTTCTATGATAATGAAGCAATCAAAGAACCTGCTAAGGATTGGGGTACTAGAAACAGGAAGAGTGGTAAGTATCACAATCCTGGTACTGGTCTTAACCCTCATACTGGATTGACTAAGAGTTATCCTAAGAAGAATAAGCGTAGTGTGTGGTCTGTTACTAACAAACCTAGTAAGATGAAGACTCACTTCGCTGTATACCCTCCTGACTTAATCGAACCTTGCATTAAGGCAGGTAGTAAAGAGGGTGATATAATTCTTGATCCATTTATGGGATCAGGAACTACTGCAAGGGTTGCCAAATCACTCAATAGACATTACATTGGGTGTGAATTACACGAGGAGTATGTAAAATGAATCCAGTTGACGCTTGGAACAACATTGGATGGGCAGAAGCAATACCATTTTGCATCTGCCTTTTTGGTCTCTACTGGGGTAAGAAATGGATTGATCTTAAGTTTGCTAAAAAACAATCACAGATCGTTTACAAGGTAAAAATTGTAGAAGGTCACGTTGATATAGATCATGGGGATGTTGTCACACATCCAAAACAATGGTAGAATAACATGGGTCTAATTTTATTATGAATGATTTTCTATGGGTCGAGAAATATCGACCCGAAAAGGTGGATGATTGCATCTTGCCTGATGAATCCAAGGCAATGTTTAAAGGATTCTTAGAGCAGGGTGAGATCCCTAATCTATTGTTGTCAGGTCCTGCAGGGATCGGTAAAACTACTATTGCTAAGGCATTATGTAGAGAATTAGGAGCAGATTTCTATGTCATTAATGGGTCTGATGAAGGTAGATTCTTGGACACTGTACGCAATAAGGCAAAGACCTTTGCTAGTACTGTTTCTCTTACATCTGGGTCTAGTCACAAGATTATCATTGTGGATGAGGCAGATAATACGACCCCAGACGTACAACTCTTACTCCGTGCGTCGATTGAGGAGTTCCAAAAGAACTGTCGGTTCATCTTCACATGTAATTATAAAAATAAGATCATAGAACCTCTACATTCTAGGTGTTCTGTAGTTGATTTTCATATCAAAGGTAAGGAGAAAGCACAGTTAGCAAGTGCATTCCTTAAAAGAATTAATTCTATACTTGAGCAAGAGAATATAGAGTTCGAACTCAAGGTAGTTGCAGAAGTAATACAAAAACATTTTCCTGACTTTAGAAGAACTCTTAATGAGTTGCAGAGGTATGCTTCTAGAGGTAAAATTGATACAGGTATTCTGGCACAGGTTAGTGATGTTAAGATCAGTGATCTTATAGGGTATCTTAGAGACCGTGAGTTTACTAAGATGAAGAAGTGGGTCACATCTAATATAGATAATGAACCACAAGTTATCATGCGTAAGATCTATGATAACCTTTATACATATCTTCTTCCCAAATCTATTCCCGAAGCAGTGCTAGTTATTGGTGAGTATCAGTACAAAGCAACCTTTGTCATGGATCAGGAAATTAATCTTGTGGCATTTCTCACAGAGTTAATGATGCGTTGCGAGTTTAAATGAAAGAAGACATCCTACCTATCCTCATGAAATACTTTAAAGTATATCGAGGTAAAGAACAAAACTATAAAAACATCTTTCGATGTTGTGATGAGTTAGTGGAGAAATTAAATGAAGACACACCATGACATATTTCCTACTAGAGTGTATGAGTATCGTTTAGATGATGATCAAGCGATAGATCAAGCACTTAATTATATAAAGACTTTGGA